ATGATCTCCGTGGTGAACTGAACAACCTCAACCGTGAACCTGTTGCAGTTGGTGGTGGTTACAGTGATGAAGATGAGGATGACGCTATGTCCTACTTCCAGAAACTGGCTGAAGAGTGAGTAAACCTCCCACCTTCTGGCGATGGTGGGCTAAATCGTTAGGTGAGAAACCTTCTAAGTGTGATCGTGAGTCTGATACCATTGCTGTCATTCGCACGATCATTTTTCTTACATATCTCATTACCAACATGTTCATTGTTGCTGGAGTAGTGAGACACTGGAACGATGTGCCGGCCACCAAAAACGCTACTTGTTTCCAAAAATAGCGGAAAAAAAATTCTGGGGCTTTTTGACCTGTCAGGGTCAGCCCCAGTTTTTTGTAGCCATATACTGCGCGGTATATGGCAAGTTATACGATTCTTGTATTTTCGGTCTTTTTTAATGAATTGTTGACATATTGAGAAGATCTTCCATATTTCATAATCGCATCAAAGTCTCTTAATACCTTATCTACGAACTCTGTTTTCACAAGATCAATTACACGCTTTTCGTTATTTTTTTGTACTTCCCATTCAAAATAAGATACAGACTTAATAGGTGACACCGTTCTAACTTGACCACCTTTTAAATAGTCTACTTTAAAGTTTTCATCTACAATCTGACCACCTTTTACAATCAACTGATTTGAAAAATCACGATATTCCGTGGTTTCGTAATGATGAATTTCTACCAGTTGTTGAGGAGTGTATTTGTCATTTAAGTAGATATTAAGATCATACTCAGTCATTGGCCAATCATTTTTAATGTCGATGATATTGTTAGCTGTCAACACCAACCAATCAAGACTTGCAGATCCGTAATATTTTTCTGCAACGTTATCTGGTCTTTCATCACCAATAACGTTGTATTTTGTGAAAAGAACGAAATTACCAAAAAAGTCTTCTCTGATCTTTGTTCTGCGCCAAAGATTCTTGACACGAACCGTATCTCCACTACTCTGTCTATCGTTTAACAGAGATGGATAGTCTATTTCTGGAAGTTTTCTAAAATAGTTAGACATTAGAATGCTACGTCGTCTTCGTTACCAACGGTCAGATAGTCACTATCATATAGAGGAACAAGTTCGGAGAATGCTAAAGTAACAATGGTGGTGACTGGTTGACTGTCACCGTCATATGCTGCCCATCTACCAGCTTCACCTGTGTAGTCAACAGATACATTAGTTAGGGCACAAGTCTTGAACTTATTTAATCCCTTAATGTTGTTACCAATACCAGTTCCTATAGAACCTCTCTTTTTGTATTCGAGACGGAATACGTCTGGTGTTCCTAGAAGTAAGTTATCACCAGTTTCGTTGAATCCACCGAATGAGACACCTTTTTTGACTGCGGATCTCTCTTTCAGAGCTCTAATGATTTGACGAACTCTTGCAGATTCTGGTGCGCTTCTTGGTGTGAATCTAACAGTAAACTGGAATGTTCTAAGTGCAGGACCAGTGAACAATAGTTCAAGATTTGGGTTTTCAATAACTCCACCAAGACGTGTGATTGCTTGGTTGACATCAACATTGATACCTAAACCACTCAGAGCACCTGCTAATTTGTTTGCAGCAAATCTTCTTCTAATAAATTTGTTTTTGAGTGCGTTGAGTCCTGCACTACCAAGTCCTCCAAGTAAAGCTGCACCAGTTTCAAAACCATCTTGTAACGCACCTGCAGCTCCTTCTGCACCTGCAGCACCACCTTCACTTAATAAAGCACCTGCAACTGCTTGTGCAGCTTCGCCAGATGTACTGGTCATTTGCCCAGGACCCCAGTTCACACTGTTTTGATCCCGAATTGCATTGGGGATAGGGATTTGAATGATTTCTCTTGCTTTTTCTTGTCTTGCTGTTTGGCCTTGATTGGTGGCTGCTCCGATTGTTGGTAATCCACCTGCCTTATAACTAAAAATCCTAATCTGGAGATAGTCTTGTTCGTTTGTATCCATATCTATTGGATACTTGAGAACATCATTTCCACCAATTAATCTATCAGCAGTTCCTGGTGTTTCTAAACCAGGGACTGTTCTATTTGCTCCTTGGAAGGCATCAATCAAGTCTGATCCAAATTGTGCAGCACCCTCTGCGATTGTCTGTGTGTTACCAAAACCAGAAAGTAGAGTATCTGGTTGAAGTGGTGGTAGAGTTGCGTCACCTACTAGATCTACTCTTGCCTTTTGTAGGTTATTGATCGCGGTGTTGTTTGAGGCTCTTAATAGTGATGCTCCACCATTAGCTTCAATCAAGTCAGCGTTCCAACCTTCACCTTGGTTTGCTTCTGGGATATCCGTATAGCTTTTTAGTGAACTTGCGTCTTTAATTTGAAATAATGTAGTTCCTTCATTATTTTGAAATTCTTGATTAGTCGCTTTGATTACTGAGTATGTATCAGCAACTGCATCAACTTTGACGTAATATGTCGTCTGAGTGCCTGGAACTTTAAGTAAACCAGCACTTGAAATTTTCTCTTCTGCCATTACTTATCCCTCCATACTCTGTAGGATGGATACTCAACTCCATTTGGAGTGACAAATTTTTCTACGGGTAACAGTGACACGTCAGCCATCTCTGATTCTGGTACTCTCATCATGCCACCTTGTATCCCACCAAAGTAATACCTGTGTAAGGTTTTATTGGGTACAACTACACCATCTCCACTATTTAGAAGAGATAACGCAACACCTTGTCTTAGTTTAGGTGCCAAATAATGTAGGTTTGCTCCCAGAAAACCATCTGGGAAAGTATTAATTATGTATGTAACTGGGAACTGGTCATAATACTTCAGTCGATTGGGTTTTGTTGCGATGTAATTAAAGAAGTACATCTCCCCAGCTTCTGCTGGACCTGACTGATCTCTATCACTGTCTGGATCGTCATACTCAAAACCCTGATAGTTCTGAAGAACTTGTGCCAAGGTGCCACGATACCAATCGCGGCTGCGATTCTTATTACCTGTTTGAGATTTGACGATGGACGCGATACTCATTTAATACCTAGTTCTTTCTCAGTAAAGATCTTGAACTCCCAGAGACGATCATCACAAAATTCTTTACAAGCTTTCCATTTAGCTTGATTCGTACCCCATGTATAGACTTCATTGACCCAAGTCTTTGTTTTCTTGGGTGGATTGGGGTTTGGTTCTTTGCACTGTTTTGCGGGTTTGATCTCCACAACCATTCGGCGCATTTTGCCAGTTGCATCGATGTATTTGATGTAGAAATCTGGGAAGTACCTTCTTTTCTTTCCTGTCACTGGATCCTTGTATGGAACAAAAAACTCTTCACTACCCCATTCAAGAATATTTTCATTATCATCACAGTATTTCATGAATTTTCTTTCCCAAAGAGACCTATAAACCACGTTTGTGGGATCACCTTTATATTTCTTTGGATTGGAAGGCTTATACTTCCCCTTATAACTCATAAATAACTCTTAACTGGCTGATATCTATTTAGAACCCATGCCTTTCGGTCCAAGACGATATCGAATAGACGATATCCGTTCCAGATTTCAAACTGTTGCACTTGATAACACATATCAAGTGTATTTCGACATGAACTCTTACGTCGTTAATGCAGCTAAAGAAAGGGGAATTGATCAAAGATTTTTGACGGAAGATCTTGGATTATATGTTTCCGATGCTGTTCTCCCAGGATCAAGTTTCGGTGACATTGAAGTTGCTGGTGATCGTCAGGGTATTACTGAGAGAGTTGCATTTTCTAGAATCTATGATGATGTGACTTTCAGTTTCTATGTGGATAGAGACTATAAAGTCTTGAAGTTCTTTGAATCTTGGATTGAACTTGTGAATCCTTTGTCTGGATCACAGAGTAGAAACAGTCAAGTAATGAGACTGAATTATCCAGACACTTATAAGTGTGCGATGAAGATATACAAATTTAATAAAGATAGATTTAGTCGTGGACCACAAACACAGAATGAACTTGAGTTTGATTCTTTGAATAGAATTTCTATGATTGGTTATAACTTCTTCAGAGCCTGGCCATATTCTATTGCCTCTACACCTGTAAATTATAATGGATCAAATGTGTTACAATGCAATGTAACCTTTAGATATGATCGTTATATCGTGGATAATGTTACTATCAATAGAAGTTCTAATGTAAGTCCTGCTTCCATCTTAGAACAACAAAGACTCTTCGAACAGAACCTTCTTGAATCCACTGGTGGTGGTATTGCACTGACTGGTGCTGGAACTGCACAAGAACTTTTTGAGATCAATAATATTGGTGGAGCTTTTGGTGGTCCACAAGAAGGAAATACTCCTGAAGCTTTCCAAGGTAACTTCAATGTTGGAGTTGACATCGGATAATCGCTCTAAATAAATCACTGACTTCCTTATCATGCCTTTACCTACAATTTCAACCCCTACCCATGAACTGACTTTACCATCAACAGGAAAGACAGTTAAGTATAGACCTTTTTTAGTCAAAGAAGAGAAAATCCTTATTCTTGCGATTGAGAGTGGAGATCTCAAAGACATCACAAGAGCTATTAAGGATGTGTTGAAAAATTGCATTCTTACCAGAGGTATCAAGGTGGATTCACTTCCTACCTTTGATATTGAATATCTGTTCTTAAATATCCGTGCAAAGTCTGTTGGTGAAAGTGTTGATATTATTGTGACCTGTCCTGATGATGGTGTCACTGAGGTTCGCACACAGATCTATATTGATGAGATTGAAGTGAAGAAAAACAAGGATCATACCACTGACATCCAAATTGATGACAACTACACTCTGAGAATGAAGTATCCATCCTTGGAACAGTTCATCAGTGAGAACTTTAACTTCAAGGGTGATACTGATGATACCTTTGCTCTTGTAGCATCTTGCATTGATATGGTCTACAGTGAAGATGAAGCCTGGTCTGCTTCAGACTGTACCAAGAAAGAACTCATCACATTCATCGAACAGTTCAACTCTTCTCAATTTAGAGAGATTGAAAAGTTCTTTGATACTATGCCCAAACTTTCACACACTGTTGTTGTGAAAAATCCAAACACGGGTGTTGATAATGAAGTGACGTTAGAGGGACTGTCAAGTTTTTTCGCCTAAGTATGGCTCAGATGAGTGCTGAGTCATACTACGAACTTAATTTTTCGTTGATGCAGTACCATAAATACTCTTTGACGGAAATTGAAAACATGATGCCGTGGGAGAGAGACATCTATGTATCTCTTCTTAGAAACTATCTTGAAGCTGAGAAACTCAAACAACAACAAGAACACGGTCTCGGTTAATGGCAGTAGGATTAGGAGCGTTATTTAATAATATCTTGAAACTTGGCGTCAAGGAAGGCGCCAAGAAAAGTATAGCTAATAAACTGTTTGGTCAACCAGAACCTCAGGGTGATCAACTATTAGACATTGTAGAAGAAGAGAGAAGACAGAGAGCCCTAGAGTTTATCGGTGGTGGTGGTCCAAATTATTATCAAGATCCTGCTGATGATGCTCCTAACATCATGTTGCCTGAACCATTGGTTCAGACACCTACCAGTGATATTGTTCCACAACAAACTGTTATTCCTCAAATTATTGAGGCACCAAGATCTGCGGTTAGTCGTACTGTAGCTGGTATTGTAGAAGAGATTGATCGTATCAATGGGAATATTGCAGCAATCACGAGGGCAATGGCCGATAGTGCTGCTTTGGAGAAGAAATATCGTGATGAGATGATCAAGGATCGTGAGGAACTCCTTGCACAAAGAGGAAAATACAGATCACAAAGAAGAGCTACAAGAAGAAGAGCCACTGCAAGAGATTTCTTCAAACCACTTAGAAGATCTGCTGCAAGAGTTGGTGGTGGACTTCGCAACTTAGGAAACGCAGCCCTGATGGGACTGGGTATTGAAACTGCTGCATTTGTTGTCAAAGCCCTTGAGAAGTTCATGGGTGGTGGGGATCCAAATACAACACCAACTGCAAAAGGTGCTGATGACTTATTCAGTGCCATTTCTGGTGGTGAAGGTGGTATCAACTCATATAACACTGGAACTGCTGGAAGTCAGGCTGGATATACTCCACCAAGTCCAATTTCTGAAATGACCTTTGGTGACATCATGGATGCCCAAGATGCAGGTCAATTATTTGCAGTTGGTAAATATCAAATCACTCCAGACACGATGAAAGGTTTTGTGAGTGGTATGAACATCAAGAGAACTGATGTTTTCAATGAGGCCAATCAAGACAAGTTTAGAGAATATGTCGTAACTAAAAAGAGACCTAAGATTGGACAATACTTAGCTGGTTCTAAGAAGATTAGTAGAGATGAAGCTCTCTTAGAACTTGCTGCTGAGTTTGCATCTGTTGGTGTTCCTTATGATATGAAACAGGGTGAATATTCTCGTTATGATCCTGGTCTGGGTGGTCCTGTTCCAAGTAGAAACATTAAAGCTGGTGAGAGTTTGTATGTTGGATATGGTGGAAACCGTGCGAGTAAAGATCTTGGACCAGATAGATTAGGACCACTTCTTGACAAGGCCAGACAGAAGGCAATGAGGGGTGGTGGTAGTAATGGTCCTGTAGAACCTCCAGCTGGAAATGGTGGGGAACAATCATCCGCCTCATTTACCCCAATGTCAAGTCAGATTGCTATGGGTGGTGGTATTGGTCCTAAGAGCTCAAATGTAACCATTCTTGACCGAAGAGTTGCCGTTGCTCTCCGTGGTCAAGGTGGTGGAGTTGCTCAATCTACGGAAATTCCAGATCGTGATCCTGGTGGTGGTGGACTTTATGAAAACTATATGGGGGTTGCATAAGACATGGCTTTTAATCCATTCCGCGACCTAGATCCAAATGATAGAGAACGTGCCATTCAACAATTGGGTGGTGCAAATAACACTGACTTGAATGTCATTCGTAATAGACTTAGAATAACCACATCTTTAACTAAGGGTATTGTTGATCTACTGAAGAGAAATAATAATACCTTTAAACAAGATCTTGATAGAATTAAGTTATTAGATCGTAGACTGAAGAGAGTTATTCCAATCATTCCTGGAATGGCTGGGGTTGCTGGTTCTGTCTTTGGTAGACCTCAACGTGGCCCAGAGTCGGGTGGTGGTTTTCCTGGTCTGGGTGGATTGCCTGGTGGTATTCCTTCGGGTGGCGGTAGACCAAGACCTCCTGCTCCAACACCAGTTCCATCTGAAGTACCAGTACCAGAGACAGAGGAAAGACGTGAACAAGAAGTAGAAACTCCCGAAGAAGTCGCTGCAAGAAAGAAAAGAGAGGAGAAGTTAAAGAAAGCCAACGAACTGGTTGAAGCTGGAAAAATTCAGGAAGCTTCAGAAATTCTCAGGGAAATGGAAGAGGAACTGGGAATAGTAGAACCATATGTACCACCCCCAGTTCTTATTCCAGACCCAAACAGGCCTGGTCAAGCAATTCCAGTTCCTTCTGATCCTGGAGTTACTCCAATTTATGTTCAAGACGTTGTACAGGTCTTGCAGGAAGAGAGAGAAAAGACTGGTAAAGGTCAAATTTATCAAACTCCAGATGGATTTTTAGTCTCTGTTGACAAAAATGGAAGTGTAAAGGTTGTTAGTCCAAAACAAATCAATGACCAAAGAGAGGCGATCAGGTCTAATCCTGGTGCATCTATTTTGATCATTAGCCAAGCTCTTTTGGATGTTGTACCAGGTGGTAGAGCGCCTGTAAGAGAGAGGGGTGGTAAGTTTGGTCAACGTCCTACTGGTGGAACTAAACCACAAGTAACTAATTTGAATAGAGTTCGAAGTAGAATTGTTCAGGTTAGAACTGATAGACTTAGAAGACGTATTGCTCAAGAGAGAGCAGCAACCCGTAATGCTAAAAGAAAAGAGGAAAGATCAAACCGATACAGGGAAACAGTATTAAGACGCCAACAACAAGAGGCAGAAAGAAGAAGAAGGAAAGAAGAGCAAGAAGCAAAAGAAGGCGAAGAGATAATTCGTCAGGCACAACAAGCGGAACTCGATCCAGACCTTGCGGCTCTTGGTGTAGATCCTAATGATCCAGCAGCACGTGCTGCCGCTGAGGCGGACATCGCCGCAGCTGAGAATGAACCCCCTCCAGTAAGAGGAACTGGTGGTCTTGCGGGATTGGCCCGTAAAATCCCAATGGAGGCCGTTTCTGATTACACTGCGGCTTCCAAAACACTCACCAACTTTATTCCATCTCTTCGTGTTATTGGTAAAGATCTTAAAGTTGCCCCTGGTACTCTTGGTGATTTCCTTGGATTGAACAACCCAACTGTTAGAAACAATTTTGTTGATTATCTTGAGGGTATTGGTAGAGTTGGTAAGTCAGTAACGATTGGTGGAAAACCTGCATATGATCCAGATAATTTACCTGTCAATGTAAACTTTATTAGAGATATTCTCAGGGCTGTTGGTCTTCCAACTCTTGATAACCAAGGAAACATTGTAAGAGAAAATCCTCAGGGATTGATTGGTACAAAGACCATGGGATTTATCTACAACTTTATGAAGACAAAACAGGGTCTTCCTGTTAAAGATTTGTTGGATGAATTGTTTATTAGAGACAAGATCTCTCCAGATGCCTATGGTATCTTTATGCAGAAAACCATGGATGATATTGAGAAGGGTCGTGTTGAACAACCTGGAGAAATCTATCCTGGTTTCAAACTTGACCCTAACTTGAAATTCGAAGGTCAGGAGAGTTTCCAGTCATTAAATATAGATACATCTGGAGACACTCAGATCGTCATTGTTCTCACAGGTCCTAAACCAGCCAACGCCTAATGTCATACATCAAGGATATTCGTTTCAATACTTTTAGACTTACAGATCTGGAGGGCAATCCAGCTGACGTTGGTGGAGAGATCAATGCGATCTTGAACTTTGATTATTATGAAAGTATCTTCCAACCAAACATAAACGTCACTGCTGTTCTTGCGGGTACGGATCAAATTCTTGCATCTAGAAAGTTCAAAGGTACTGAAACAATGTCCTTTGAGATTGCACACCCAACTGGAACTTTGTCTTTTGATGATCTTTCTGTATCATCAACACAACAGAACGACAGTAGTTCTACTTCTACTCTTTATACTATTCTTGCAACTAATCCAGACGCCTATAAGAACTACTCAAACAAACTCACACAGAGATTTGATCCAAAAGCCCCAATCAGTACACACGTTTCAAGTATTTTGAATACTCTTGGAACATCTAGACCTGTATATATTGAAGATACTGCAAACTCTTATGGGTTCTATGGTAATCACTGGACACCTTATAAAGCTCTGTATTGGTTAGCAAAGAGATCTGCATCTGGAACTGGTAGTGATGATGGATCTGGAACATCTAGAGTTGGATTTACATTTTATGAGACTGCTGATGGATATAGGTTTGAAAGTATTGATACTATTGCTTCTAATGCAAAGACCAATGTAATTGAGTTCTTCAGACAGAGTGATGTTGTTGACGAGAATGAGGACTTCAACATATACAACATGAGGTTTGAGAAAGATCAAAATATACTTGACCAAATGGCAAAAGGCATGTATAGTGACAGTGCCAAATATTTTAACGTTCATAGTTTAGCTCAAGGTTTTAAAGTTCCTGGTCAAGAACTGAGTTACGCAAACAAAGTTTTCTCTGGTCAATCACATTTTGGTAGTGAAGGCATTGCCAACTACTCTTTTAATGATTCGATGAATTTTGATAGTGTTCAGTTCTTTGTTGATGGGACAATGAAAACCGATGGTCAAATGAAATATGATGATTCTGGAGATGGTGAAGACAACATTCACAAGACCAAAGCCCAATCAAGAATGAGATATGCATCAATCATGTCTAGATCATTGAGGGCAACGGTTCCGCTTAACTTCAGACTCAAAGCAGGTCGTGCCATCGACATCTCACTCATTCAAAGTGGTGTTGGTGAATCAAAACACCAAAGTGGCACCTACATCATTAAAGACTTGAGACATAACATTGAAATGACCGATGATGGCATTAAAGGATTTACACATCTTAGACTCCTAAGTGATTCTTATGGTGTTGACAGTAATGCCACAACAAACAACTTTCTTGAGTAAATAGTTCAATACGAAACAAAACAATGGAAAACATCGACAAGCACATTCAGCAAGATGAGGAACTTCTGAGTGATCCTACCATTTCACCACAGTCGCGCCGTCATACTGAAGAAGAGTTAGAAGCACTGAAAGCATATAAAGAAAATCATCCTGGTGAGACACACGATCCCACACCACTTGAGCTGTATTGCGACACCCATCCTGACGCTTCTGAGTGTAGGGTCTACGACGACTGATAAATAAAAAAAACTTTGTCTTATAGATGGTAGATCTACTTGAAGGTTCAGTAAACTTTGGATCTGAAGTCAAATGGTGGATCGGGGTTGTTGCTCCCCGATCTGCCTGGGCTGATGGTGGAAACTACGATAACGACAAAGACTATGGTAACAAACAAAATAAGGGTAAAGTAGAGGGAATATACTACAACCGTGTAAAGGTTAGAGTGGTTGGGTATCATGACCAGATTGCTAACCCTTATGATTTACCTTGGGCTAACGTCATGGCATCTCCCATGATGGCAGCTGGTTATGGTGGTCTAGAACAAAACCACATGTTGCGTGGTGGTGAAAGTGTTTTTGGTTTCTGGGCTGACGGTGAGGATGAACAGAAACCAGTGATTATGGGTGTCTTCTATAGACACGTTACTGCTGAAGATGCTGGTCCACCACCACAAGGAAAACAGGCTCCATTAAAGAATGGAAACGCACAACAACAACCTGATGGAACTTTCAAACCAAAAGGAACGACGGAAATTGTAACTGGTCGAAAAATTTCTATCAACCAGAGAGGAACTGTAAGATTAGTTCTTAACCAGAAGAGTGCTGAGAAAAAAGAAGAATCTGTATCTCAAGCTGCGGAAGTTAGTGATGATCAGTTAGCTATAGGTGCATCAAAACCAACATGTAAGAGGGATAATGCGATTGGTGAGATTACTCATCAACTTAATGAGTTCTCCAAAATTCTCATCACTGCACAAAACTATGCAAACTTCTATGTGAATGGTGTAACAGGAGTTCTTCAAAATCTTCAGGGTGAGATTGATCTTATCGCTTCTAAAATTGCAAAGATCATGACAGGTCTTTTCAATGGTGTTCGTGATTGGATCTTTGCTGAGATTGGGAAAAGAATTTCTAACTTCATTAACAGTGTTCTTCCAGAGGAAGTCAAACCCATTTTTGGTTTGAGTTTGAAAGAGATCATGGATACAATCTATTGTATCTTTGAAAATCTGATCAAATCTCTACTGAAGACAGTTAGTGACTTCTTATCTGCATTGGTTGGTAAGATGGTCAATGCACCAATCTGTGCAGCAGAACAGTTTGTTGGTGGTCTTTTAAATCAACTCAGTCAAGGTATTAGTGATGCAATTTCACCAATTCTGAATAGTCTGAGTAGTAGTCTTGGTGGTGCTCTTGGAAAGGTAAATGAGATCATTGACAAGGCTCTGAATTTCGTTGGTCTTATTTACAACTTCATTGGTTGCGATGAGTTCAAGTGCCCACAACCATCTAGATGGGATAACACACTTGGACCATCTCAATCAGAACGCGATAATGCAAACAAAATCTTCAAGAGTATTTCACTTCTCAATATTCCTACCGCGTTTGATGAGAATGGAAATCCAAAACAAACTCTTGGTGGTTTCTTAGATGAGGCTGGTGAGAATACCAGTAGTATCTTTAATCTGACCCCAGGTCAACAACAAAGTGCTGCTGAGGTTGCAGCTCTGGTTGGTGGTTGTGAAACTCGTGTTCTACGTTGTGGTCCACCAACTATTCAAATCTTTGGTGGAGATGGTATTGGTGGTTTTGCCAATGCGGTTGTAAGTAATCTTGGAGACATCATTGGTGCTGATGTAATTGAGAGAGGACTTGGGTATTCACCAGAGAGACCACCATATGTCACATTCAAAGATGCTTGTGGAAATGGAGCTGGTGCAAGAGGTCGTGCAATCATTGGAGCTGATGGTGGTATCGACCGAATTGTGATTGATTATGGTGGATATGGTTATCTCAATAACTTTGGTGATGTGATTACAACCGAAGGAACCATTCCTGGAACGCCTGTAGATGGTGAAGAATTGGTTGGTCAAATTGATGATGTGATTGTCACGAACCCAGGAAACAGTTATAATCCTGGAGACACAATTACAGTTGGTAATGGTGCTGTCTTGAATCCAATCGTCAATAATGGTTATGTTGTTGATGTTGAGGTTGTTAATCCTGGACTTGGATTCACTGAGCTCCCAGACATTGAAATAAATAGTGAAACTGGAGTTGGTGCAGCCTTTAGACCAGTTCTCAAGTTCACCAGAGTTGACGAACTCTCTCAACCACTTGACCCAGGTAAAGTTGTCCAAGTTATTAACTGCGTATCAAGATAATGGGAAAAATTAAAGACGATCTAGATTTTGAAAATAAAAAGAATTATAGAATTGATGGTGGTCAAGATACTCCCTATGGTCGGTTAAGTTACAGAGTTCTTACCAAGAATGGTAATAGCTTTGGATTTTATGATAATGGTGAGAGTGGAGAGGATATCCAAGAGACTACAAGTGGTAAGTCTGTAGAGGCTGTTGGTAATAAAATCAAAAAGTCTAAGACTGCACTAGAGGATCCTCTTGTTCCTGCGAAAGTTATCAACGCAAAACATGGTGACATTATTCTCAACGCGGAAGATGGAAATATTATCCTGAAAGCTGATAACATCCTGATTGAGGCTGATGGTACTCGTGATGACGGTGATGGTGACATCCTAATCAAAGCTAATAAAGGTATTCGTGTTGATGCACCTGATGTTAGACTTGATGCTGGACAACTGAGAATGATGGCTAAAAAAGATTTTACTCTGGTTGGTAAAGCTTATGGTGAGGTTATTGCTGGATTTCTCACTGTTGGATCTGCCGCAGACTTTGGTGGATCAAGTCTCTTAAATAAAATTACTTCTATCGCAAGAAACTTCTTAGGTTTTTAATAATGGCATTTTACCCTTCTATTCATGGTAGCCGAATGGTTCTCGGTGGTGAAGCGCCAGCGGGAATTACAAAGGTACAAACTAAACCTTATGATGGATCACTTCTTGGTGGTCTGTCTATTCTTAACGGACCCGTTCAGATTGGTGTTGCTCCTCTTGCAGTTCCTCCACTTGGAACAGTTTTTATTGGACCTAATCCACCGACTTCAGGACCAACATCTCTTGCAGGGTTGCATGTTTTACATCCAACTCTCGGTGTCAACATCTATTCGCCGATTGCGTTACAACATTTCGGAATCCTGAATGGATTTGGTATTACAAATAAGTTTGCTCCTGTTTTTCACTATAGAACTACAACTCTTCTTGATGTTCTTCTCAAGATTGGAAAGAGTGTGGAGACGGGTGGAACAATTAAATCGGAACCAAGTATCAATGAGTCAACGCCAAGTAGGCAGACAGCTGGTAACTGGACTCACGCTGGTAACATCACTGCAACCAACTTTACTGGAAATATCAATGTTCAGTCTTGGAAGGGATTTGATATCAAACATCCCAAGAAACCAAATAAACGTATTCGACACATTTGTGTAGAAGGCCCAGAAGCTGCAATCTATATTAGAGGAACTCTGAAAGGATCTAATGTTATTGAACTTCCAGATTATTGGGATGGATTGGTTGATATTGAATCAATCTCTGTTCATCTGACTCCCATTGGTTCTTATCAAGAGTTATATGTTGATAAGATTGAGTGGGGTAAGAAAGTAATCGTCAAGAACAATCAAGGATCTACAATCAACTGTTACTACAGAGTTGAAGCTGCTAGAATCGATGGTGAACCATTGATTGTTGAATATGATGGAGAAACACCCGCTGACTATCCTGGAGATCCAACACAATATTCAATCTCTGGTCATGATTATGGGAGGAAAGACTGATGCCAGAAAATAACGAAGCCAGGACAGATTATCTTTTAAAGGATATTGATGTTCGTATTAAGAGAGAAGAACAAGTTCTTGGTATCAATACAGAGTCATCTGTAAAACCACTTCTTGATAAGTCTAATGAACTCATTGATTCTTATATTCCTGTAATCAATGGTATTGATAATAAGATTGTATCCATCGGACAGTCTATCAATCTTCTCAAGGATGAAATCATCACTCTTGTAGAGACTGCGGTGGGAACAAGCACAGAAGTCTATTGTGGTATCGCTAGTACTGGCCCTGGTGGTGCTTGTGGATTGAGCACCGATGGTGGTGTTGATGGTGGATGGGCTGGTGGTATTTCTACATGTCTTGTTGGATATTCAACAGAATATTATGACACCATTACCACAAATATTTGGGGATTCTCTAGTACATCATATAATCCATTTACTGTTACGACAGGAATTTTGACAGATGCTAGTAGTACGTTTGGTGCTGGTATTGGCACTTATCTTTTCGTTACTCAGGATAATCTTTCTTATATTGCTGGTTATCGCGTAAGTCTTGGGTCTTCTGATACTTGTTCTGCAACTCAAACTGAGATTGATAGAAAAGATGGTGAAATTACAACTCTTAGAGGTGAAATTGGTCACTATATTGGTATGGTTAATAAAATTAGAGAAGATCGATGGAAAGAGGAACTTGCCAGATGGGGTCAACTGAGAGCCCAGACTCTTGCGGGTGAGGAACGTGACAGACTGGTTGGTATCCTCACTGCCTTCACTGACAGTACCTACAATAGCCTGTTCCTCAGGTGACACAAGCCCCTTGCCAGTGACCCCTGGCTCTGGTATTATACATAGGTAATCGAGGGGGACACCCAATGATCGAAGAAGAGTTTGTAACTAAAGTGGTTATCGACCTTTCTCGCCGTGGTTTTTACATCACCAGTAATCTTGGTGAAGAACGCGAAGTTCTTTGCGATACTATCGAAGAGTTCTATCAAGTTCAGAATGTTATTGACGCCGCGTATGAATTTGGTGTTGATGTGTCCTATGCAAATCCCCTCGTTTCACAAGATGCGGGTGTGGTGTAGTGGTAACATGCGAGCCTTCCAAGCTCCTGTCACGAGTTCGAACCTCGTCACCCGCTTATGACCACTGATAACAAATATCGTTTCGGTGGTCATGAAGTTAATTCAATTAACGTATTACGTCTCATTAGTGAACTAGAAGGGTCTCATACCCTTCTCAAGTATATGGGTTTCAAAGAGGACATGGAAACCCTTGCCGAACTCAAAAATCGGTACTATAAACTTTATTTCAAACTTAACAAGGATGAGACAAGAAACCCGTAAGTCAATGGAGATGTTGTTCTCCGCAAAGTGGAACGTTCCTCAAGCCGCAGCCAACTGTGGTTTGTCCTGGAAAGAGATGAAGATCACATTCAATGAGTATTGTGCATTTCATCCTCCCACATACGTCTTAAATAACGAAGATCAACTTAGTTTGTTCTGAGTTTTCTGCCCGTGTAGTCCAACGGCAGAGACAGAGGACTTAAAATCCTTCCAGTGTCGGTTCGAATCCGACCACGGGTATAGTCTCGGGATGACTTTAAAAGCGCCCTGGTCGGGATCCCCTCCCCTGGGTCTTATGACCCACTTGCCACTATAGCTCAGCTGGATAGAGCAACGGTTTTGTAAACCGTAGGTCGTCGGTTCAAGTCCGACTTGTGGCTCCACGGGGCGTAGCTCAGTTTGGTAGAGCGCTGCTTTTGGGAAGCAGAAGTCGTAGGTTCGAATCCTGTCGCCCCGATATTGTAAACGTCTAAATATAAGGAGAAGAAATCTTGTACGCCGCAGGATAGCGAAATGCCTTTAAGTAGACTAGAGAATTTCCTGAAGAATGTTGAAGGTAACATCCTCTATGTAAACCCAACTGATTTAGATGCAACTGATAGTATTGAGAATCAGGGTAACTCATTAACCAGACCCTTTAAGACTCTCCAGAGAGCACTGCTTGAGGCAGCTAGATTTTCATATCAGATTGGTCAAAATAATGATAAGTTTGATCGTACAACCATTCTTCTTTATCCTGGTACTCATGAGATTGACAACAGACCTGGATATAACGTAACAGATAGTGGTGGAACTGCGGTTTATAGAGATAGAAACGGAAATTCCCAAACTTTAACTCAACTTACTGACGAAAGTAACTATAACTTAGATGACGCTGGTAATGATCTTTACAAGTACAACTCAGTAGAAGGCGGTGTAGTTGTACCTCGTGGTGTATCTATTGTTGGTCTTGATCTTCGTAAGACAAAGGTAAGACCTAAGTTTGTACCAGATCCAACTGATGATTCTGTTGCAAGAACATCTATTTTCCGCGTAACTGGTGGATGTTATTTTTGGCAGTTCTCTATCTTTGATGGTGACCCCATCGGATCTGTTTATAGAGATTACACAGCTAATAGATATTCTCCCACTTTCTCCCACCATAAACTGACCGTATTTGAATACGCTGATGGTGTAAATGGTGTAGGTGTTGGTACATCATCTACCACCACTGACCTCTCAATGTATTTCCATAAGATTCAAAGAGCTTATGGAGATAGTTCTGGTCGTGCTATTGGTGATTGGCCTTCAACAACTGATATGCAACCTAAGTTGCCTGAGTATCAGATTGTTGGTCCAGTTGTTCAGGATAATGTTGGTATTAATAGCCTTCGTGCTGGTGCTGGATCCAAAACTAACACATCTACTACAATCACTGTAGATTGTTCTGCTGCTCACGGATTGGTTGTTGATAGTCCAGTAAGAATTGCTGGTGTTAATACATATCCAAACATTTATAATGGCAACTTTGTTGTCAGTGGTGTATCTTCTGATAGAATCTTTACATATCAGTCATCTAGTGCTCCTCTTGATGGTTTACCTGAACTTGATGGAGATGAAGTTGTTATTGCAGACACTGATAGTGTAACTGGCGCATCGCCATACATCTTCAACTGTTCGTTGAGATCCTCATATGGTATGTGTGGCCTTCATGCTGATGGATCTAAAGCCACTGGCTTTAAGTCTATGGTTGTTGCTCAATATACTGGAATTGGATTGCAGAAGGATAATAATGCCTTCCTCCACTACAATGCAACCACTGGTCAGTATGATACGAACGCCACTGTAGCTGACAGTGAGAAGCCTCTCTATCTGAATAGTGATGCGATCTATAGACCATCATACGAAAACTTCCACATTAAGTGTTCAAATGATGCGTTCTTACAGAACGTTTCTGTTTTTGCGATTGGTTTTGCACAACACTTTGTTTCTGAGAATGGTGGTGATGAATCTATCACAAACTCTAACTCAAACTTTGGTGCTAAATCTCTGATTTCAAAAGGTTTTAGAGACTCTTCCTTTGGTAGAGACAATAGAGGATTTGTCACTCACATTGTTCCTCCACAAAATCTTGTCAAGAATGATACCACTGTGGAGTGGTTAGCTATTAACGTTGGTTTGACAACTGCACCTGTTGGTGTTGGAACAACGGCTAAGATTTTCCTGGATGGATTCAGTGATTCTGATATTGCACCACCAAACATTGTTGATGGATACAGAATTGGTGCAAGATCTTCTACATCAAATCCAGACTTACTGAATGTAAGTATTGCTGGTGTTGGAACATTCTCAACACCAATCAGAATGATTAACTTTGATGGTACTGAAGGTGTAGTTGGTAAGAAAGAATATGAGGTTGGTAGAACTGGAACGGCAAGTAGTATTTCAAGTAATACGATCACGTTAAAGAGTGATCATAAATTGTTTGCTGGTGAAAGCGTTCGTGTCTTCTCTGATGATGGCCATCTTCCCGATGGAATTGAAAATGGTGTAATTTACTATGCGGTTACTAACCAATCACAAAATGAATCTCTGAATGATGACCAAATCAAGCTGGCAAGAACAGAGAATGATGCTATCCTTGGTGGGTCTGGTAACTTTATTACCATTAACAACAATCAGGGTGGTTTACTTAAGATCGTATCCAGAGTAAGTGATAAGATTCCTGGTGATTATGGTCACCCAATTCAGTATGATGAATCTAATAACAACTGGTATGTTCGCGCTGGTATATCCACGTCTGAGAACACTCTTTGGACCAAGATTGTAGACAATCAAGATTCGATTGGTGCAAGAACTAACAAAACCTTTATCAAGAGAAAAGAAGATAATAGAGCCTTAGGTGACAAGATCTATAAACTCAGATATGTAATTCCAAAAGAATCTTCTGACGCTAGACCTCCAATTCCTGGCTATGCAATTCAAGAATCGGAAACCGTTGGTGTAACAACATCAACTGACTTCACTAATAACATTCCTAATGTTAATGTTCAAAGAAACATTAAGATTCTTAAGAGTATTGATAGGGATTCAAACACTGGTGTAACAACAGTTGTAAGTGAAAAACCACACAACTTTATCATTGGTGATACTGTACAGTTCAATAAAGTAAAGAGTACAGGTAACCCAACGGGTATTGGTAATTCTGGATATAATATCTCAAGAACTATTGTTGGTATTACCAGTTCGAAGGGATTTGAGGTTAATTTCACGGAGAATGATCCTGGAACATTTGTCAGTGATGTATCAACCAGAGGACCAAATCTTCCAACAATCTCAAGAAAGTCTTACAAAGATACATTAACCGTATATCGTGTTGAGACTCTCAGAGCTCATGAGTACAACAAACAGGATGGTGTTTATCACTTGATCTGTATTGATTCTAGTATCTCTCCAACAGTAAATGAATTTACTGATGCTAGATTCAACCAAAATATTGAGAATCTCTATCCTCAGTTTGATGGTGATAACTTCACAATGGATCCTCTTCATGCAGCAAGTTTTGCTGTTAATGAACCGATCGGTAAGGTTGTTACTAACAAACTTACGAACAGTATTACAAAAGAAATGTCCAACAATTTCATTGTTGGAAATAGAATTGGTTATGCAGTAACTGGTGCTCTTGGATCTTCCCAAGGTATCTCAACAGTATTCACCAATGTACAACATAATTTAAACTCCATCATTTCTGTCGGTATTGGTTCTAGTGGTTTAAATTATGGTGCAGGCATTGCAACCACACTTTACAACGCAACTCTGTCATATGCTGGAGTTTCAACTGGTGAGGGTGCAACAGCTAACATTGCCATTGATGCTAATGGTGGTATTACTTCGATTACCATCGTTGATGGTGGTTCTGCTTATGGTGTTGGTCACACACTGAATGTAACTGGTGTTCAAACTGACACTGGTTATGTAGAGGGCTGGGTCACTGTTAATAAGATCAACGATAACATCGGTGACGCAATTCAGATTGTTGGTGTTGGTTCTGAGACTAATCGTTATGATTCTGGATTCAATGGTATTCATACCATTACTGCACTGACACCAAGATCAGTTTCATATAATAATGGTGTTAATGCTGGTATTTACACCGCAACAACAGTTGGTATTCACACTGGATTCTTTATGCTTTCTGGTGATGCACCAGGAATTACTACAATTAACTATACCAATAAGACTACTGGTATCGTTACAGTAACTACTGCATACCCACATGGATTGAATGTCAATAATACATTCAAGATTGTTGGTGCAGCTCAAACCATTTACAATGGAGAGTTTGTTGTAAATGAAAGAGTCGGTGTCAACACCTTTACATTTAAGTTTACTGAAGAATTTGATACTGATGCTTATGTTTCTGGTGGACAAGTTCTTCCTATTGCATATGGTGCAAGAGGTGGACTTACTCAGGCTGGAAACGAAAGAATCGGTCAGAGACATGTTCCATTCGTTGTTGGAATTGGAACAACTCTTGGTGCTTCTGGACTTACCACAACAACTACAACACTGACACTTTCTGATAGTTCTGGTTTCTACAAAGGTGATTACTTACAAATTGATAGTGAGATCATCAGAATTGCAAGTGATTTCTCATCAGACGCTGCAACTGTTCTGAGAGGTCAGCTTGGATCCAGATCTGCATCTCATGATGGCACTTCTGTTGCTAAGAAGATTCGTGTAGTACCTGTAGAGAAGAGAAGATATTCAATCATTCGTGCTTCTGGTCATACCTTTGAATATCTTGGTTATGGACCAGGTAACTATTCAACAGGTCTTCCACAGAAACAGGCAAGAGTTCTGACTAGAGAGGAACAGTTCTTATCACAGTCCAAACAGGATAATGGTGGTTCTGTTGTTTACACTGGTATGAATGATGCTGGTGACTTCTACATTGGTAATAAGAGAGTAAGCTCTATTGATGGTACGGAACAAACCTTCAACGTACCAGTACCAACTACGACTGGATCTGATGTTACTACTGACGCTACAAGTGGAAGACTTGATGTCATCTTTGATAGTGTCAATATTCGTGAAAGTCTGGTTGTTGATGGACTTAACAACACCACAATCAAACTCAATGCACCAACACAAATCAGTGAAAAACTGACATCTACATCAACTGATGGTGTTGAGGTAGTATCTTTGGATATTACTGGTGGTCTTACACAACCAAGAACACTTACATATTCTTCTTCACAACCTGTAGATGCTGGAACTGAAGGTGATATCATCTTCAACTCTAGCCCAACCTTTGGTCAATATGCTGGTTGGATCTATACACAACAAGGTTGGAAGAGATGGGGATTTGTTTCAACTGAAGTTGATGCAAATCAACTGAGTGTTGATCAGGTTGGTATCGGATCTACAAGTGCTGGTCGTCTTGGTACTCAAGATGGTATTGATGTTCGTGGACAAATTGTTGGTGACAATCACCTGATTACTGGTATTGCAACTTTCCTTGGATCTACAAGCTTCAATGACATCACCTTCTTACAGTCCAGAACTGGTATTGGTACTGTCACGACAGAACTCAATGTAACTGGTGATGCAGTTCTTAGTGGAATCACTACTATTGATGATGGTAGATTTGTTGACATCCAAGTAAGTGCTGGTGCAACATTCAATGGAAACACTGACATTGGTAATGCAACCAGTGACACACTGACAATCACTTCAAGAGTTGATAGTAGAATTGATCCTGCTTCGGATGCAACATATGATCTTGGTGCTGGTGCAAACAGATGGAGAAACATCGTTGCTTCTGGAGTTTGTTCCGCAACAAGCTTCGTTGGTGATGGTGCAAACCTGACCAACACTGGTGCTACTCTGAGTGCTGCTTCTGGTTCACAGAGACTTGTTCTTACCAGTCTGACTTCTGGTACAATGACAACTGCAGCAACAGAAGCTGCTCTTGCATATAATGCGTCTACAAACACTCTGACCGCAGGCACATTTAGTGGTTCTGGTGCATCACTGAACAGTATTCCAAATAGTGCCACTACTGCTACTACATCCAATACTGGATCTACTATTGTTTCTAGAGACTCCTCTGGTAACTTCAGTGCTGGTACAATCACTGCTTCTTTAACTGGTAATGTAACTGGTAACGCAACATCTGCTGATACTGTAGACACAACCGCAACTTCTAGTAACGCAACCTATTACATCAACTTCGTTGATAGTTCTTCTTCTACAGCTGGTGAAACGATTAGAATGTCAAGCACCTTGACATATAATCCATCTACACAACAGTTCACAAACTCTTCTGATGAAAGACTGAAGACTAATATTGTTGGTATTACTGGCGCCGTTGAAAAGGTTCAACAACTCCGTGGTGTTGAGTTTGACTGGATTTCAAGTGGCCATCACTCAGTTGGTGTTATTGCTCAAGATGTTGAGAAGGTATTACCTGAGTTGGTAGCTACCCGTGACGATGGCATGAAGGGTGTTGATTATGGTAAGTTGACTGCCGTTCTGATTGAGGCTATCAAGGAACAACAAGTTCAAATTAACGAACTCAAGTCAAGACTTGATGAATTGACTAAATAAGAAAAGGTCGATATATATCGGCTATTAGGTACATACCGCATTGAGAGAGCCATATGGCGTCGAACATTAAGTTCAAACGATCTTCTGTAGCTGGTAAAGTTCCAACGTCAGGACAATTACCAGTTGGTGAATTAGCCATCAACACAGCTGATGGTATTGTTTATACACAGAAAGACGATGGCTCTATTGTACCTATAGCCGGTGCTGGATCTTCTGTTAGAAACTTCATTTTTGTTTCAAAAGATGGAGATGATAACAACGATGGTCTTCGACTTGGAACCGCAAAAGCCACTATTAAGGCTGCAGTTGGATTGTCTACCGACGGTGATGTAATTCAGGTCTATCCTGGAACTTACCTAGAGAATAACCCGATTGTTCTTCCTCCACATGTTTCTGTTATTGGACAGGATTTAAGAACAGTTGTAGTTGCACCGCAGAACACCACCCAGGATCTATTTCAAGTAGATAATGGAAACTATATCTCTGATATGAGTTTCACTGGGGCTGGATGTTCTGCGGTTATTGCATTTAGGCCCGAAGGTGTTGGTATTATCACCCAATCACCTTATGTAAGAAACTGCACCAACTTCATTCCTGGCTCTGTGGGAATGAAGATTGATGGTAATTTGGCGGATAATGATAATGGAGTTTCGGGCTCCATGGTTCTTGATAGTTATACCCAATACAATGTTGCAGGAACGGGTGTATCGGTCTCGAATGAGGCTTATGCACAACTCGTTTCATTGTTCACCATTAACTGTGACATTGCTGTTAATGCTGAAAATGGTGGTCAGTGTGATATTACAAACTCCAACTCCAGTTTTGGTAACTATGGTTTAGTTGCTGCTGGTCTTGGTACGATGATGATGGTTGGTATTGTTACCGCCGCATCTGGTGTTGGAAGTGACAAAGTTGTTCTTGCAGACTTAACTGATCGTCCTTATGATGGTCAGGTTATGTATTTTGATACTTTATATTATGAGTTGGAGAAGATTGACGTAACCAATGGTGGATCTGGTTATACTTCTCCACCAACTGTATTAGTTGAAGCACCAACTGGACCAAGTGGTGCAACAGCGTTTGCATCTGCTGAAGTTAAGGATGGAAAGGTCACAGAAATTACTGTTCTTTCCAATGGATCTCAGTATACACAAAACCCCACTATCACCTTGTCTGGTGGTGGTGGAACTGGTGCAGCTGTAACGACTGGTATTCAACCAATTTACTATGGGGTTGAAAGTTCAACGGCTCTGTCTAGTGGTATTTCTACTGTTACGTTTAAACAGGTACTAAACAATTCTATTAGTGTAGGAAATACTGCGCCAATTTATCAACAGAGTTTGATTCTTGCATCATCACACTCTTTTGAATACGTTGGTACTGGAACCGACAAGGCTGCTGCAAGACCTAGAAAAGGTGGTGTTGGTATTCAGACTCAAGAAGTTGTAATGAGGGATGGTGGTTTGTGTGTCTATACGAGCACGGACCAGGCTGGTAATTTTGCTATTGGTCCAGATGTGAATATCAACCAGGCAACAGGAACAATTTCTGGTCGTGCCTTTAGTCAAAGTCTATTAAATACAGTAACCCCACTCATCATCGCACTGGAAGATTAAAAAATGGCTGCAACGCAACTAAACACGTTTAAAACAATTAGACATACTTTGACTACATCCAGTGTGGGTATTTACACTGCTCCTGTGAATGTTGCTACTGTTGTTTTGAATTTTTCTGCTGCAAATACTGCGTCAGGAATCTCATCAATTACTGCGTATCATTCTCGCAGTGGTAGTGATATTGAGATCGTAAAGAATTTTGCCATTCCAACAAAAGATACTGGTATTCTTGTTGACAAGAAACTGGTTCTTGAAACCGATGATATTTTAAAAGTGGAAGGAACTGCAAATAGTGAGATTGAAGTTTTACTTAGTGTACTAGAATCGGCTAAGCAGTAATGGCAAGATTACTTTCTGGTAGAGTCAAGGTTACGCCACCTTCAGGCGTATCAACCGACAGATATTCTTACTTAAAGTTAGAAGAAGCAGAACCTAATGCTGGCGCTCCGTCTTTTGATGGTCAGGTTTTAGCTAGTCTTACTGATGGAACTAGATTTTGGAAGGCTGCTCCTGGTGCCTCTGCCATTAGTGGTATAACGATTAAAAATAATGGATCTGTAGTTGGAACTGCTGAGAGTGTTACAACTATAGATTTTTCAAGTACTAACCTAACAGCGACAGCTTCTGGGGTTGGTGCCACGGTCACATTTAATGACTCACCTACACTGACTGGACTCACCGTCAACGGTGCTTCTACTCTCCAGAGTGTAGAAGATTTAAATGTAACTGGTATTACTACATTAAGTGGTCTTAGCTATCCAACATCGGATGGATCAAATAATCAAGTATTAACCACAAATGGTACTGGTACTTTATCATTCCAAAGTCTTTCTGCTCTTTCTGGATTTGATTGGGAAACAGACCAGCAAGATTTTGGACTCATTACAGATAGTGTTAATACATCGACTGACAATGGTTTAATCACTCAGTCGGTTGCTAACTCATATACTCTTGGATTTATTGTTATTACTGGATTGATTTATCCAACACAGTTTGTGTTGCCTTCATATACTGTTTCAACATTACCGAGTGCTGCTACTGTGGGCGCAATGCTCTTTGTCACTGATGAAACGGGTGGATCAGTACCTGCTTTCTCCGATGGTACAAACTGGAGAAGAGTCACAGACAGATCAATCGTATCTTAATTTTTATTTTTTTAACGGAGAAAGACAATGGCTGTACAGGTTCAATTTAGAAGAGGCACAAAACCACAACATGACGCCTTTACAGGCGCAACTGCTGAAGTCACAATCAATACCACGGATATTACAGCACACGTCCATGATGGTGTAACTGCTGGTGGATTTCCGTTAGCCAGGGCTGATGCTACAAATCTTGACTTCACTGGGTTAGCTGGTGTTACCACATTTACTTCTGTTGCAATTCATAATGGTACTGTCAACAATACCACCATTGGTATTGGTACATCTGCCAATGGTAATTTCACTAACGTCAACTTTGTAGATGGTCAAGTTGGTAGTGCCCTTTCAGTGGGTGCTGCAACAACCTTCAAGGAAATGTTGGTTGTCAATGGTGACGCAAGAGTTACTGGTATTCTCACCATTGGTACAGGAACAATCATTATTGATGGTGATAATAGTACCATCTCTGGTGTTGATGGTGGTACATTCTCAGACGTAACTGCAACTACCACCGACACCCAAAATCTTCGTGCAGTTGCTGGTGTTGTTACCACACTGACATCCACCAATGCAACTATTACTGATCTGAATGTAACTGCTGATGCTAGAGTTGGTTCTGCATTGACTGTTACAGGTAATACTGATCTCAATGGTAACCTTACTGTTCAAGGTAATCTTGATGTTCAGGGTACTGTAACTACCATTGAGAGTACGACAGTTACCATTGATGATAAGAACATTGAACTTGGTTCTGTTGATTCTCCAAGTGATGTCACAGCCAATGGCGGCGGAATTACACTTAAAGGCGCCACTGATAAGACGATTACATGGCAAAGTGACACGGGTGGATGGGAAGTCAATCAGGATTTCTTGCCTTCTGCTGATGGAACTCACGACCTTGGTGCTTCTGGTCAAGAGTGGCAAGATCTTTGGGTAGATGGAACTGCAAACATTGATAGTCTCGTTGCCGATACTGCTGACATCAATGGTGGTACTATTGATGGGGCTACAATCGGTGGATCATCTGCAGCTGAAGGTACATTCACAAACCTGACTGCTGCTGATGCAAACATCACTGCTGATGCTAGAGTTGGTGCTGCACTAACTGTAACTGGTAAAGCCACATTCCAATCCAACGTATATCTTGGTGATAATGATGGGATGTATTTTGGTGTCAATTACGATTTACAACTCTATCACGACGGATCTAATAGTTATGTCAGAGATAATGGTTTTGGTTCTTTAATTCTTGCTGGCGACGAAATTGAAGTACAAAATAGTTCTTTAAATGAAACAAAAGCGGTATTCACCACAAATGGTGCAGTAGAACTCTACTACGACAACTCCAAGAAATTTGAGACCACGGCTTACGGTATTGACGTAACGGGTACTACTGGTACTGATGGATTAGCCGTTTCTGGTGTTTCTACTTTCACGGGTCAAATTGATGGTAATGGTGGCGCTGATATCAGTGGTGGAGAAACAACCCTTTCTTCTGCAACCGTTTCAGACTTAACAAATAATAGGGTTGTTATTGCTGGCACTTCAGGTGCTCTAGAAGATGATGCCAATTTCACTTATGATGGTACTG